TGTTGTACACGACTCCAGATGGTAGTGTGCGCTCAAGTTGTGCAATAGTGAGTTCCATGTGTTACTCCTGATTATCTAAAAAGGTCTGGTAGTTTGCTTTCACAGTGTCGGTAAACACTGCTGTTGCGATTGCTTGCACCTCTGCTGACTCATTGGTTAAGTCTGCATCAGGTGTTAGTACGTGTCGATGATAGGACGATGAAATCACCTCACCATCTTCAACGATCTTGGTAGCAGTACGCACTTGAATGACCTTGTGGTCACCGACTGCGACTGTTTCAATCTTGTCTTGTACGATTTGTTTCTCTAAGGCCATTGTTTTCTCCTGCGTCGCATCTATGCGATGCTATGTCCGTCCCTACAATCCAGTGGGGATAATTAAGCGTCTGTGAAATATGTAACTACACCGCCCATAATATTAGACCTACCAACAGTTCCATCTACTGTGTGGAAAATAAATCCAAGTACGTTGGTTCCTGCAAATCCTGCATAGGCCATTGCAATGTCTTCTCCAGTAGACATATTAAGTTGACAACCAAAAGTACCTACCGCATGCCCATTAAATGAAGGGATAAAAGGTAAGCAATTAGATGTTAAGACAACATCATCCCCTGCGACAATATTTCCGGTACTTGAATCAAGGCTAAATTCAAACTCAAGAGTTACTTGACGACCAATTTTTGTATATCTTCCATCTTTAGACGTTACTGTTGCAGTGCTGAAACCAGTAGCATGGCTGACATCAGGAAACCACGTACCCTCCTCGTAATCGTCCAACAGATTGGCTGAACCAGTGCCGCCTAGGTAGACACCGCCTGAGAGGTAGAGGTTGCGCCAACGTGCAGATGAGTCACCAAGATCATTCCCATTACTTGCCCCATCTACATTTTGTCCATTTGTGTACGTTGGCAATAGAAACTGACCATCCATTCTAAAGCCACGACTTGCACCTGCCCAGTATGTATCTCCGTTATAAGCACCAATAGACCCTACGGTGCTACCGTCTTTGCGGAACTGAGCTATTTCACCGTCAGTAGATGTGCGATTTAATAAAAGGCAAAAAACATCATCAGTTGTGCCAAATATACGTCCTTCAGGTCTAATCTCAGCCCCTACTGTTGTGGAAGCCGTAGCAGTCTTACCAACTAGCAAGTTACCTGAGCTATCGATTCTGGCGGCTTCTGAGCCGTTGTTATTGAAACGTATATCACCAGACTCATCATTCTGAATTGTTAATGATGTACCGCTTCCAGTGTACCCAAACAAACCTCTGCGTGTTCCTGCTTCTTTTGCAAAGTCTAAGTAAGCTCCGTAAAGGTCTGAACTTTCGCCCTGTAACCGCAGTCCTCCACCATTGTGTTTTACGTGTAAAAACGTAGAAGGATTCGTAGTGCCTATGCCCAAGCGACCACTTGAGGTGATACGCATTGCTTCTGTTGCAGAAGAACCCATTCGGAACGCTAACTCACCAGAACCTTTCTGCTGAATAAAACTTGTGCCATTTCGATTGAATGTTAAGCCATTGCTTCCAAGTTGCGAATAATAGTCATCGCTCGAAAGACCTAGCTGAATGCCTGTTAATGAATCACCTATAATGTTTAATTTATCTTGAGGAGTCGTAGTGCCTATGCCTAAGCGACCTGCGCTATCGATGCGCATGGCTTCTGAGCCGTTGGTATAGATACGCATAAAGTTAGAGTTATGATTGTATTGAACCATGCCCTTGGTAGAGCCAGAGGTTGTGTTGATAAAACCTGACTCTCCTGTTGCACTTGGTTGCATACGTATCTGAGCGTTAGTAGAGCCTCTGAGTTCTAATACTTCAGAAGGACTCGTAGTGCCTATGCCGACATTGCCATTTTGAGTAATCCGCATACGCTCAACAGTAGCAAAGGGACTTGAGGCTTCTCGCACTGCAAATGACATATAGGGATTTGTGCCTGAAGTTACTCCAGAGCGAATTTCATTCTGAGCAGAAACAAAAGACGAAAGCACTGTCATCTTCATGGCAACTTCGCCAGACCCAGTTAAAATATTGCTTCCGTAATCAAGATGAAGTCTTTGTGCAGGACTCGTAGTACCCAAGCCTAGCCGTGATGTGCTTGCGTCCCAATAGAAGTCTTGGCTTGTACCGTCATCAGCAAAGATAACTAGATCGCCAGTGCCTCCGTCAATCTGAAGTCTATTAGTAAAGGAATTGAGTGCGTCATTTGCTTTCCGTATCTGAAAGTTACCGCCAGAAACTCGCATATTGAAGTTTTCATCAGCAGGGCCATCGGACTCTACAATGTGAAACTGAGGATTATTAGCTTCAATTTTGATAGAAGCACTTGCTTGAAAGTTAGTTGCTTGAGAGTTCGCAGTTGCTATGACATTAGTTGCTTGCGCTGTCCCGTTGACTTCTAAATCGACACTTGGCGATGTAGTACCTATGCCCAACCTTGATGTGCTTGCGTCCCAATAGAAGTCTTGAGAAGTCCCTGCGTCATCGTAGAAGGAGATGTCTCCTGACGAATGATTTAGTGCAAACCTAGTTGTTGATGTACTTAAATTATCGCCAAAAGTTCTGATCTGGAATTGACCATCAGCACCTCTAAGACCTGTATTCAAATCAGTGCTGTCTGTTTCAATGAGAAAATAATAAGGGATTACAGACCTGACTTGAGCATAGCCATCAATAGTCAGCGCATCAGCCGTTACTGTACCTGTTACGTCAATGCCTGTGGAGGTTGTGGCTAGTTTGGCAGAGTTGTCGTAGTAAAGAGTAACTGCACCGTTTTCATTAGCAGTAAGCATAGATTCTGTGTTAGCGGGGTTAACAATATGCACCTTGCTTGACGAAAGCCGTAAATCACCAGTTCCAGAATCTTGTATAAAACTATGATTACCATTGTGGTAAATAACAAGATCACCACCATCACCGAACTCAGCTTTGACATTATCCTTGAATTGCAGTTCTTCAGCCGATGCATCCCATGTTAGCTTTGCAGTGGTTCCGGTATCTTCGTAGAAGGAGATGTCTCCGCCAGAGTTAATATTTAATCGAGATAAGTTATTACTGTATAAAATACAATTATCGCTAGTAGATGAGCCAAACCGAACACTAGAACCTGTTGCAGTTATAAATCCAGTTGTTGCTCCATCAGTGTCGGTAATTGTAATTGTTGGAGTTGTATCGTTAATAGCAATATCACCATCAACAGTCAACCCATCAGACACTAAAGTACCAGTAACGTCTACACCGGAGGAGGTTGTGGCTAGCTTATCAGCTCCGTCATACTTGAGAAGAACAGAGCCATTCTTTGTGAACCGTGCCATTTCTTCGGCATTATCTGAGTGACTTATTCTTACACTGTCACCATCTGTATCAAGCACTAATGCGCCTGTTCCAGTGTCTTTAATAAAACTTTTTGACCCGTTGTGATATATCTGAAGATCATCACTCGCACCAAAGACAGCCTTGTCATTATCACCAAACTTAATATCGTTCCCGTTCGTGTCCAGATCACCGCCAAGTTGCGGAGTGGTGTCTTCGGAGACGTTCTGTAGTGCAGTGTCTAATGTGGCTCCATCAGCGGCAATGTCTCGTCCATCGACTGTACCTGAGACAGTGATGTTGCCTGTTACGTCTGTGTTGCCTGAGAGCTTGAGAGTGCCTGTAGAGTTAGCAATGTAGCTATCTGTACCGTCATGATACACCTGCAAATCATCAGAATCACCTAAGCGGATTCTGTCGTTATCACCAAGGTCAATGGTCTGTGCAGTGGCAGAGTCTACAGTGATGGTAGTGCCTTGAACCTCAAGGTTGCCTTTGACAACTACATCGTTGTTAGAGGTGAGAGAGTTGACGGTTTGATCGCCAGAGAGTTCTTGGATAGGTTCCCATACGTCTCCATCAGTGTACACTCGTACTTCTTGTTCTGTCGTGTTAAAGTACAAATCACCAGTGGTGACAGCAACGCCATTACCGTCCAGTGTAGGGTCATCTGCAAGACTACCAAGGTAGAGGCCATTGATATTATACTCAGCGGCTTCAGCGGCGGCTTGAGCAGTCTCAGCGGCTGTTTGAGCAGTCTGAGCATCAGTAGCATAAGAGCTAGCACTAGCGGCTGATGTAGCGGCCTGTGATGCGCTTGAGGCCGCATTGGTTGCTGATGTACCTGCTGAGGTAGCACTGTTGGCCGCATTGGTGGCTGATGTAGCCGCTTCAGATGCTTTGGTAGTGGCTGTGCTTGCTGATGCACTAGCAGAGTCTACAGCGTCTTGAACGTCTTGAGCATCACCAAAGATTGCTAGGGTGTTAGCGTAGGCAGTCTCTGCGTTAGTCTCTGCAGTCTCTGCGGCAGTCTGTGCTGTCTGTGCATTATCTCTGGCAGACTCAGCTTGGTTCTTTGCTGTGACTGCATTAGCCTCTGCTGTCTCTGCATTAGTCTCTGCAGTCTCCGCCGCTGTCTGTGCGGCTTGTGCGGCAGTCTTTGCAGTCTCTGATGCAGTGGCTGAGGTAGCCGATGCAGTAGCACTGGTGGCCGCATTGGTTTCTGAAGTAGCGGCATTGGTTGCAGAAGTCTCTGCAGAGGTTGCAGAGTTACTGGCTGAAGTTGCGCTATTGGCGGCTGAGGTAGCTGAAGATGCGGCTTCTGCGGCTTTCTGAGTTACAGTGGTGACTGTAGTATCTGTTGTGCTGTCACCTTGTCCACCTGTGCCACGAAAAATAGCCATTTACATCTCCAGTGTATTGAATTAGGAAGGGGCCACGAATGTGACCCCCTAGGTTGCTTTAGGCGTTGAAGATCAATGCCAAAGCTGACTCAGGACGTAACACCTTGACACCGTAGAGAGTGTCTGCAGTGAACAAGTCACCAAGGTATTCTTGCTTGTATTGAGTCTGTGAGCGTACACCTAATTGCTCTGCAAATACCATAGCGTCTTTATGACCTAAGATACCTGCTTTCAAATCACCACCGGCAGTGTTTTGTGCGGCAGTTTCAATGACAGGGCAGTTAGTTGAAACGTAGATGTCGATACCGTAAAGGCTACCGATGTTACCGTTTTGTACAGGCTGACCTGATACGAAATCAGATGAGTTGTAACGGTCAATACCACGAATAGTCTGAACGACTGATGGAGGTACAACGAGGAAACGCTGATCCATTGGTGTGTCGTTATCGTCCAACTCTTTAACTGCTTCACGGAAAGCCGCATCAGTAAATACGTCAGCCGCCGCAACAGTGTCAACAGCGTAAGCAGTCAAACCTGTAGAAGCATCCATGAAGAATGAGTTAGAGTGAACCCAGTCTGCACCATCAGAGTCGCCTAAAGACTTACCAAGGGCAAACAAGTCAGTATCGACCTGCTTTGCAAGTGCATAACCTGCGTCAGAAGTGTAGAACTGACGGAGTGAAGACAGAGCTTGCACGTCAGTGATGTCTTCGATCAAACGAGAATACTCGTAGTGTTGATCGATTGCGACTTGTACTTCTGACTCAGTAGCCGCAATCAGTGTGACCTGAGTTGAAGCTGACTTAGCAGATGCATCGCCACGAGTAGGCTTAGGGATGTGAATAGTATCACCCTTCTTGCCAGTCATGGGCATACGGTTTACAAGATTGGCGAGTACGAGTGACTTCTCGTATGCCGCTACGATTTCGTCAGACCAAATTTCGGGGATGAAAGTAGCCGCCGTGGTATTGGTGACGTGGTTAGTACCTAGTGCCATGTTAATAGCTCCTTAATGCTAAATGTTTACCTTACACGTTTTTCAGCATAAGCTAACATGATTTCGTCATGTAATTGCTGATAACGCTTAGGGTTCGTTTTCATGAGTTCAATAATATCAGCACGACGATAGATTTTACGACTTGGAGCCTCTGTAGAACCTGTGGTACTGCCTGTAGAAGCGGCCTTTAGTTGACGCTTACGATCTTGCTCTTGAACTTTAGCTGTTTCTGCTACCATGCCCTGACGTTCTTTCCAGAGTGTCAAAAGCTCATTGGCGGCTTCATAATCAAAGTTCTTGTCTGCACGTTCGTAGAGTTCACGTCGAACTGAAGTGCTGTCTCTCCAGTCTTGGAACTTCTGATCCTGAATAATATCTATAAAGTCAGGATGATTGTTCTGTAACTGAGCCAGTATCTGCTGTTGCTTCATAGCCAGTGAGGTTTCTTCAGCTTGCTTTAGCTTCGGATGGTTCTCAATTGCTCTTGCAATAGCTCTTTCAGGATCTGCAAAGAAGTCTATGTCTTCGTCAGTTTCTTTTTGTGGGCTTGGGGCCGCTTGAATCTGAGACTTTACGAAATCATCAACAATTTTCCGTAGTTCGCCTACTTCAGAACTTTGCCTGCCTAGAAGTTTCTCAGCTTCCTGATGCATCTGGACGATATCTTTGATATCTTTCCCTTGATACTTTTCAGGAATGCCGTCATCTTCTTCAGGTTCTTGAGTGTCTTCTAGGATTGGCTCTTCAGCTTCCTGTTCGACTTGCTCTATTTCCTCTAGTGAAGAGAACTCTTCGGTGTCTTGTTGATCTTCGGGTTTCCGATCAAGTAATTGTGCCATATTGTTAAACTCCGTGCCGTAGCATTATGGAAGTGATTATTTTCTAGCGGCTCTCTCATGATCCCTAGCCCACTTATCATCAGCATCGGGCCATCCGATTCCTTTGAAATGTGAGGATACACTTGAGATTATCCGCTGTGAGGTGTCACCACATTCAGGACAAGTTGCGAATAGATCATTTGAATCTACCCATTGTTCTTCTATGTGGTTACAAGTCATGCATTTGAAATCATATCGTCTAAGCATCCTCAGACTCCATGTCAATTGCATTTTTTATTCCTGTCTCAAAACGAGTGATGTTCAATAGTGAACTACGCTGTCCTTTGACAAAGAATAATTCTTGTTCGTTTTTGATCTCTTCAATACTATATGCATTTAAGAGGTCTTGGGCTTCACCTACAAATTGTTTCCAACCGGGATGAATAAACAAGCCAAGATAGTTTTCATAATAAGTTTCGTCTTCAGGACTCAAGAGAGTTTCTCCTGTTTTGTTTGTATACTACTATTATACCATAAAATACTTGACTTGTCAAGAGGATTGTGCTAATGGAGCCTTCTTTTGTGGTGCTTTAGGCTGTTTTGATTGCTCTTCTAAAGCCTTAAGACGTTCGTCGTATTGCTTAAGAATGGCATTCACTTGTGTTAGAATGTTATCCAGTTCTTGTTTGGTTACCATTAGTTCCTCGCATTTGCATTTCTACAATATCTTCTTTTGTTTCAATCTCACGTTGCTTGAGGGCAAGTTCTGCAATCTTCGCACGTTGAGTGAACTCTTGTTCAGTAGGGTCTTGGCCCATACCTTTCATCACAGCCGCATAACGCTTGGTTTCACTATCAACAGGAAGCAATTGTGTTTCAACTTGATTCTGTTGAATGCGTGAGACAACCTCTTGTGTTTGCGCTTGTGTGTAATCAACCATTGCTTGTTTTTGAGCCATTTCCATTTGCATTGCTTGCATTTGTGCTTGTTGTTGCTCTGGATTTGGTTGCATAGACTGTTGTAGGCTTGCAATGATTTCTTCACGGTTGCTTAAGTTCATGTTGTCTACAATAGACTGAACAAGCATTGGATACATTGGTGAATCCTGACCCATTGTCTGTAGCAATTGAACAAGCTGTGTCACTTCATACTCACGAGCAATAATACCCAAAGAGCTACTAGCGACAAACTTAAAGTCTTTAGCAGGGTAACGCTCAGGGTCAAACTGCATATACCGATAAGCAACCTTTTGAACTAATGGGATCAAGAATGCTTCTTGGAAGTTAATCAATGTACGTTTATGTCGCTTGATGATTGCTCCAAGAGACATAGAAATACCTGCCGCAGTTGAATCGCCATTAATACTTCCCGGAATACCTGCCGCATCAATAGCTCCTGTTGCCATCTGCACCATTTGTTGGAGACTGGCAGACTGATTAAATGTGTTGGCGTCAAGATTTCCAAATCTAAACGGCTGTAAGATTTCTGAGGGATTGCCATTCGTAAGGATGGCCTTGCCGGGTCTAACTTCCAGTTTGCTTCCCCTAGGAAGGCGTGAAGCATCAACAGCAAGCATAGGGTGTACGGTAAGCGCAAGTGCGTCAATTCGTGCTCGTAATTCAGTATCAAGTGCTTTCTGTGCGTTGTAGCCTTTCTCACAGATCCCACGGCCCCAGAAACGTCCCGGAACAACGTCCCAAGGGAATGCAACAACAGGACGATCTTTCATCATATAAGGATTTGCTTCAGCTTTAAGCAAGATCCCGCCATTAGCAATAACAATAATTGCTTCTACATACTCTGACTTACCTTGAGCCTTTTCACCGGCATCAGCGTTTTCTTCAAACAAGTCTCTAGGGACTAGACCATAGTATTTAGTCAGTCGTACTTTATCGTCTGTGTACAATGTTAAGTCTTGAGTTGGCTCAAGGTCAATGTCGATGGCCGCTTGTTCCACATCAACATCTTTCCGGTAAATCCCTGCTTCCTGTGCCATGTGTACTTGGTGTACGGGAACATACTCGTCAATAGCAACACCTAGGGCTTCTTTGACACTGGTGGCAACAGGGTCAATCAAGAAGTTCTGAGGCATAACTGGACGTACTTTGAAAACTGTTCGCTCACGCTCCATCACACCGACAGCTTGCATATCACCTTCCATGATTGGTTCCATGGCAGGAATCAATTCAAGTTCTTCATCGGCAACAATTTCAGCAACACCAGTACCGAATACAGCGGCATTTAGAATACATTCTGCAATTGACTTACGTGCCGCAACAAACTTAAAGTCCTCTTCAAGATGATTACGGAGATGGAAGATGTCAGAATTGTCTTGATCCATCATGTCGTCTTGAATGTCGAACCACTTTCCTCTTCCAAAGGTTGCTTCTTCGACCTCTGCGACTGCAGATTCTACGGCTTGCTGTAGGGCAGGGGAGATGATGCGAGAGCGTTCTGAAGATCGCATGGCGTCTTCAGCGGCCCATTGGCCTCTCCAAAGACGATAGTATTCGTCGAACTTCTCTTTGTAGTTACCTTCATAGTGGTCACGCCACTGATCGCATTTGTTGATTACCCAAGACTCAAGGGAAGTTGGGTCAATTGAGTTGTTTTCATATTCCATGTTAATATCCTTTAGTCACTAAATTAGTAACCTGCCACAGGGTCTAAGATTTCAAAGTCGTCTTCTTCGTAGTCGTAGTAGTATGCTACTTTTGCTAGTTGGTCAATATATGCAAGTGCGTCAACCAAGTCATCATGCACGAGGGCATTAGGAAACTGAAAGAGTTCGTCAAGGAACGTAGGGTTCCAATCACCTTCGTTTAAGACAATCTGTCCGTGCTCAAAGCGTCCTTGAAGAGCCCAGACAACACGATCAGTTTTCTTTTTGTTTCCATGCGTTAGTTCCTCCACCCTGAAGAACCGTTGTTTTGACTTCATCAAATCTGTAAGGTAAGGAAGTACCGCATTCTTTAAGGCTCCTTTTTCGATACCAACCGCTACTGGTTGATAAGCATCGACAGCCTCGAAAATCTTTCTGGCGGTCTTTTTGATATCCCATCTTCCATGTACAATATCCGCTACCCACCATCCGTCTTCATTTGCCTTAACGATTGCTATCGCTGTTTGGTCGAGTTTTTTGTTCTTAGACTTCGTTGCGCTTTCAACATCAGCAAAGCCCGCAAGGTCGACTGCAATATAATAATCCCCAACGTCAGGCTCTTCATCAGAAAACTTAACCCAATCCTCTTTGAAGATCTCAGAACCCAGTGCTTCAAACGATGCCAGAAACTCCTGTCGGAATGCATAGGATGACATTGACTTCTTAGCAACATCAATTTCGTCTGGGTCGAGTAGTGGGTTGTCATAAGACGTAAAATGCCACGCCTTATAAGTCTCATCGCCTGACATTTCCGCATATTTAAACAACTCGTAGAAGTGATTACGGCCCATAGGGGTTCCTATGAACATCGCTTGGCCCTTTTGGTCAGCTAGGGCAGGCCGTAGGATGGTTTCCCATACACTAGGCTTCATATCCGCATATTCGTCCATGACAAGGAACTTAAGGGATACACCACGCATTGTTTCTGGACGGTCAGCACCTTTGAGACTGATGGTAGCACCGTTGACCAGTTTGATTGTCAGGTTGTTAATGTGACTACCTGTGATGACTGGACTACCTAAGTCCATCAAGGTGTTCCACATAATGTCTCTAGCCTGCCCCTGCGTTGGAGCTACGTAGAAGACGTGTCCTCGCTCAGTCTGTAGAGCGTTGATAATGAGCATCCATGCCGCTAGACGGGACTTGCCAGTACGACGACCTGCGGCAATAACTTTGAAACGCACAGGGTCACTAAAGACATCCTGTTGCCACGGGAGAAGTTCGACATTGAGTTCTGTCGACATTAAGCCTTAGCGTCCTTCATGATGTCGACAAGCTCTTTGCTACGACGACCGACTTGACGATACCACTTAGAGTCAATCATCTCATTAGCGGCCATTAGATAGTTACCTTCGTTGACGTAACGTAGCATATTCTTGAATTGTGCTAGACGATTACGCCCAAGGTTGAATGCCATGTTCACAAGAACCCTTTGGGCATCTGGAGCTTGTCCTGCAAAGTTTAAGACAAGAGTACAGGCATCAGTGTAAGCAACATCACAGTCCTTACGGAAAACATCAAGGATTCTTTCGTCAGTCACGGGTGTGCCGACAGGCCAAGTGTGCTCCATGTCGTCTTCGGTAACCATATGGCCGATGCCAAAGGTCGGGTATCCTTCAGAACACAAGTAGATCTCAGTGACGTAACCTTCGTGACGAACTAAGTCTTCTTTCACAATTTCGATTAGTTCATCCTTCTTCATCAACTCCCCTAGACTCGTCTTCGACAAGTTCCGCGTCAATAATATCGTTTTCAGTGACCTTTGCATCACCAATGCCACTAATGGTAATCGACACTGAAGGGCGACCACCACTAGCATTATCTTTTTCAAAGTAACTCACAGGCAACATACGATCCATTAAGAGTTTCCAAGCCGCCGCTTGGTTTTTATGGTCATCGTTTAGTGCCGCATCAAGAATGCTATCTAAGACCTTCTTGGACTTAGGTGAAGCCAACATCCTAGCTTTATATTCATTAATGATTGCGGTGTCGCCCGGAGGTCGACCAACCTTGTTCCTTTTTGTTGGCATTTTTGATTCGACATCTTGTTTTCTAGGTCGACCAATCTTTTTACCACTAGGGCTTAAGGTTTCTTTGTAATCTGACACAAGTATTTTCCTTCTTAAGTGTTATGAGGGTACTTGATTGTAAAACATAACGACTAACTCTTAACGAATTACTCAATAGTTGCTCATTGGTACTTAATATAACTATATTATACCATAAAAATAACCAAAAGTCAAGAGATATACTTAAGATTCCTTAGGATGCCCCAAGTTTACCCTTTTGTCAACCCCTTAGAGCCACTTTTATTCATTTAATTTAACTATGGATATCATATAATTACATTAGTGTGACCAATGTGTTTCTTTTAGTCATTTTTTAGGTATTTCTTAGGGGTTTCCTGAGGGTTTCCTTAGCAAGTCTGGGTGGGTACACTGAAATATCAATAGAACACTAGGCACCCCCCGGCCCCTTAGGACACCCTAGGCCACTTATCCACAAGAAATACACAGGAAACACACAGGCAATCCACAAGTGATCCACAGTGTGCATAAGTTATCCACAAGTGGACAACCTGTGGGTAACTCAAGGGTATCCACAGGGTGTACACAAAAGGATACACAGGTTATCCACAGGGTTCTTGAGGGTGCAAGTGTGTGAGCCTAAGTAGTACCCTCAGGACACACCCAAGCAACACCCAAGCAACACCCAAGCAACACCCAAGTGTTACCAAACCACACTACACATGTGTTACCAAATCACCCAAGTGTTACCGATAGTGACTAGACTAATGTCTAATGGTAATCCTGAAAGCCAGTAATGACGAGGGTTTCCAAAGTTGGCATGGTGTCTGCATATACTATGGAAACACACAAACAAACGAGGAACACAACATGACTACTTGGACAACATTTGAGACTATCGACGAGAGAGAGTACGAAACGGAGTTCTACATTGATCGCTTAGGCGTTCATCAGTACCGTCAGGACGAGCGCACACGGTTCAAGCTTGAGCGGCGGGGCGACGAGTGGAGAGTTGAGGACTTGGAAGCTGAGGATGACCAGTTCCACAAGTATCAGAGCAACATGCGTGACGTGATCCATTGGGTCGCCGGTCGCATCTTGTACGGAGCTTGACAACATCAACGGGGCGATGTAGTGTCGCCCTTGTTCACACACGAGAGGAGTACAGAACATGATCACATCACAATTTGATACATGGCAAGCACACGCCAAAACATTGTCAATCGAATCGTTGCAGTATGTTATTGCCGATTGCAAAAACGCACGAGATGCAATGAAAGGATGGAACCCTGAAAAGGAAAACTATTATCAAGATCAATACTTGACATATTTAGACGAACTACGAATGAGGACAGCAAAATGATCAAACTATCTAAAGCGTCTAAGATGCCTTGTCGCTCGTGGTCTTTGCAAGCTCTCGACACTTGTCCGGGTTCAAAGAAACCAGACGGCACACTGGTCGATGCTTGTGCAGGATGCTATGCCACCACAGGCAACTACAGGTTTCCTAATGTAAAAGCTCCACGAGAGCACAACAGAGAGGATTGGAAACGATCAGAATGGGTTGCTGAGATGGTCTCAGAGCTTGACAACGACCGGTATTTCCGGTGGTTTGATAGTGGCGATATGTACGATATTCGGTTGGGTCGGAAGATTTTGGAAGTCATGCGCTTGACTCCTTGGGTTCGTCACTGGTTGCCCACACGTATGCACAAGTTTGAAAAGTTCGTTTCAACCATTGATGCTATGGAATCACTTGATAACGTAGTCGTGCGGAAAAGCTCTGATAGTATCACAGGGTCAACGATTGAGGGTTTGACTACCTCGACTATCGTACCAACCAAAGAGGACGCACCAAAGGGTTCTACAGTGTGCGAGGCATACACTAGAGAGGGCAAGTGTGCCGATTGTCGTGCGTGTTGGTCAAAGGATACTCAAGTGGTCGCCTATGTTGCCCACGGTAAAAAGATGGAAAAGAACTTGATCAAGCTCAAAATGGTGGCGTGACGGTTGACAGTCTGATTGAGTGCTATATACTGAGCACTCTTTCAACAGGAGAAAAACACATGAAAACGATTAACACAGCACGATTTGAGGTCGGCATACACGACGACCACAAGCACGGTTGGTTCGAGCATCACGAGCACGGTGACGAGTACGGCGGCGGTCTCTGGTTTGATAATGACGTACTGGTTGACTATGACGGCATAGGCGGGTATCTTCCGGCTGAAATCCTTGAGGCTCTAGAGGCTGAGGGATTCAACGTGGACGACATGAGACCAGAGGAGGATTGAGATGAGAGACGATGGACGATACACGACAGTCGCAGAGGACAGTGACTACTACATCACATACGACAGCGCAGGACTGTTCAGAGTGTACAGTAAGCCATGCGGTGAGTTCGTGGAGGCTGTACGTTATGAGGTCGTGTCTTATGATGATGCGATGTTGTTTGCAACTGGATATTTAGAGGATTTACCTGATGACTGACCACGAGAACCAGTACGACCCACAGTTGCAGTGGGTGATTGATGAGGTGATCTTTGCGATCACTCAACAGAAGCACTCAGACGCTGTCTGGTTTGACGTCTACGAGACGATCACCGGCTCGACAGCAGATGAGGCTTGGGACGAATACCAACAGCAACAGAGAGCCGATGCAGAGGGCGAGGCTCGTTATGAACAGGAGCAATACGATGCTAAAACGTATTCATGTTAATCAGCACAACATACGTGCTAACAGCAAAGGTGAGGATCTTCCGGTCTTCACCGTCAAGACCTACAAAGAAAACCTCAAGGGCGAGCGTGTCGTCATTAAGGGCGACTCTGAACTGGTCTACAGCCCCGACAAGCCTCTCTCATGTGGTGCAAAGGTCTGGATTGAGACAGCGGCAGACGTTGATGTTTATTTTGGCAACTGGAGGGTCACTAGGTGAACAAGGTACCGCCTGTAGAGCGTGATCTGTTGACTGGAGGGCTCACTTTTGAGTCCGCTAGTCGATGGTGTCAATTCCTCTCTGAGGAGTTCGATTGGCAGGGCAATAGCTCACTATCAGAATATTACAAACGTCGAGCACAGGAGCTTTCTGTGGCTCCTAGCGGCTCTTTACATGATCGTCGGCTAGAGGAGGCCATCAAGACATGGAAACGATGAACTTATTCAACCTGATGGTCATCTTGACAGGTTGGACAGTAGCAATGGGTGTTGGTGCTTTCCTTGCATGGTTATTTTACGAGAGGCATGATGACTGAACGACAGGAAGACCAAGCAGTCTCTGAGTTGATTGGCGTCTTGACGCTCTTAGGGACTGCTTTAGTGGCTGTGGTAACAGTCTGTTTGATTGAAGGTATATACTTAAGTATTAAAGATTTCTTAGAGGACTAAACGATGAGATGTAGAGCGTGTAATGTTGAACTGAGTGACTATGAGTCGACCTTGAAAGACAGCCAAGGTGATGGTTACTTTGACCTGTGCTTAGAGTGCTTGACAGCAACTAGACAAGCAGTGTTTGACTCTGAACTCAAAGGAGAGTATAATGTTACTAAAGAGTACCAAGGTTCTGAGGAAGAACCTCAGGACTAATATCAAAAGGACTAACATCAAGAAGAAACTTAAGTACACTTTAGAGTTCAAGGAGTTTCGTCAAGAGGTAAAAGAATTATGTTGAACGATGTCTCAACTTCAATTATACTATTAGAATTACGGAACAGGGTCTTTGACCAGATCGAAGATCCTGAACCGCAATACGATGCCTTGCTGTCGACCATGTCGGGCAAGCATCTTTTGGAACTAGGTGCGGCTCTGCAAGACATCCGCATCGCAACACCTGAACCTAAGGAGGTCAGATAATGTCTGTAATTAACGGTACTGTCGCTTTTGCTAACCTAGCAGAGCATGAGGTCTACAACGGCCAATCAACTGGCAAATACTCAATCGTCCTTGCCCTTGACGAACCTGAAGCTGAGAAGCTGAAGGCGGAAGGTGTCAAGATCCGTGAGTACAAAAATATCCCACAGCGCAAGTTCGCTACCAAGTTCGACCAGTTCCCTGTCGTTGACAATGATGGTGAGCCTGTGAGCAAGGCGTCTGTACGCTACGGTGACAAGGTGCGTATCAAGTACAACCTTGGCAACCCTCACCCTGTCCACGGAACTTCTGTGTACTTACAGGCTGTCCGTGTTGTCGAGAAGGGGGAGATGGACATTGTGGACGATGGAGAGTTCTGAGTTCCTAGGCCATCAAGGGTGTAACAAGTGCGGGAGCAGTGATGCTCTCGCTACTTACTCAGATGGTCATGGGTATTGTTTTAACTGCCTAACTCATTTCAAGGAGGTCGACGGATTGGAAGCTATTGAGAGCAACATCGTCAACTACAATAAGCCTGTCGAAATGTACGGTACACCAATGGCAATCACAGATCGTCGGATATCTCTCGACACTGTGAAACGCTACGGTGTAACGTCAGACGATACAAAGCAGTATTACCCGTACTACGATAAGGACGGTAAGCTGATCGGCTCCAAGGTTCGCACAGTGGCAACCAAGGACTTCAGCACTCGTGGTGATATGCGACAGAATGTCCTGTTCGGACAACAACTGTTCAAGTCAGGTGGTCGATACGTGACTGTCGTCGAGGGTGAACTAGACGCAATGGCCGCTTATGAGATGCTTGGGTCACGCTATTCTGTGGTCTCAGTGTCCAAAGGGGCAGGTGGTGCAGTCAAAGACTTCAAGCAGAACCTAGAGTGGCTTGAGGGCTTTGAGAATGTCGTCATCTGTTTCGACAATGATCCTGCAGGTCGTGAGGCCGCAGAGAAGTGTGCTCAGGTACTCAGCCCTAACAAGGCTAAGATCGTCACGCTAGGAGCGTTTAAGGACGCCTCAGACTACCTTAAGAACAATAAGGTCAGACAATTCACTGCTGAGTGGTGGGAAGCAAAAGCCTACCGCATGACCGGGGTGATTACCCTTGAGGATGCTTGGGGTGACTTTATCAAGCGTGGCACAGAGGAGGTCATTCCCTTCCCTGAGTCATTCGGGATGCTGAACTCCATGTTGAACGGAGGTGTTGCCGCAGGAGAGATTACTGTTGTCGGTGCACTCACGTCTGTTGGTAAGACCACTATGGTCAACGAGATCGCCTATCACTTCTGGAAGAATACCAGTAAGACGATTGGCTGTGCGTTCCTTGAGGCATCCAATGGTGAAGCTGTTGAGAGTCTTCTGACTGTTCACACAGGGCACAATCTGTCCCTTGAGGATCGCAAGAACATTGACTACGATCAACTGCGGACAGATATCATCACTGACGGTCGGATCTTACTGCTAGATCATAACGGTGCTGTCGATACTGATGAGTTGTTCTTGAAGCTCCGTGCGATGGTCAAAGGCAACGGTTGTGACGTGTTGATTATCGACCCGTTACAGGCGGCAGTTACTAGCAACAGCAACGAGACCATTGACGAGTTCATGGATCGTTTGCTCAAGCTCGCCAAGGAGACCGATGTGTCAATCATTGTGGTTAGTCACATGCGGAAGCCTAGTCTGACGAATCCACACAATGTCAACGAGTACGATCTGAAGGGCTCAGGCTCGATCAATCAGATTGCATTTAATACGATTCTGTTGAGTCGTGACAAGATGGCAGAGGACGAGTATGCACGGAACAGCACACAAGTGCAGGTCGTTAAGTGTCGTCGCACAGGCATTACAGGATCGGCAGGTTGGTTGTACTACAATGCATTAACTGGTAGACTAGAAAGAGGTGAGAAACCAGAAGTTCACGAAGCAAACAACATTGAGGAGTTCTAATGCAGTGCGTGTGGGATATTGAGACCAACGGCCTCAAGCCAACTAAGATATGGTGCCTATGTGCTATCAAGGGTGACAATATGTACACGCTTGAGAACCCAACGAAAGAGATGGTTGAAGACCTATTCGCTGACGTGACGGTGCACATCGGCCATAATTTGATTGGTTACGATATCCCTACTGTTGAGCGACTCTTGAACGTGTCGATAAAAGGTGAAATCATCGACACATTGGTGATGTCACGTTTATACAATCCACAATTAGAGGGAGGACATTCACTTGCCGCATGGGGTGAGCGTCTAAACTTTCCAAAAGGAGACTATCATGATTGGTCTGCGCTTACGCCAGAAATGGTGGAGTATTGTAAGCAAGACGTTAGCGTTACTCAACGACTACACGAGAAACTCAGTGGGCTTCTTAGTGAGTTTGGAGATAACAGCATTACTCTTGAGCACTCAGTACAACGTGCAATTACAAAGCAAATCCAAAACGGTTGGCTCTTAGATGAGCGTAAGGCTACTGACTTAGTAGCAGAACTAAAGGAGAAACAATATGATCTTGAAGAAGCCGTACATGAAAAATTTCGTCCGTTACCTACGTTCATTAAAGAGATCGTACCTAAGTACAAGAAAGATGGTTCGCTTTCTTCAGTGGGACTCAAATTCTTGGGCGACAACTGGACGCAAGTAGGCGGCCCCTTCTCTCGCATTGACTGGCCTGAGTTCAACCTAGGATCTCGACAGCAGATCGGGAGGTATCTTAGGCTCTTTGGTTGGAAACCAGAGAAGTTTACGGAGACTGGTCAGGCTATTGTCGACGAAAAGACACTGGAAGCTGTTACTGATATACCTGAGGCTCAGCTTATTGCGGAGTATCTCATGGTTGGTAAGAGGATCGCACAAGTCCAATCATGGCTTGACGCAGTCGAGGATGACGGTCGAGTCCATGGACAGGTCAACGCAATCGGAGCAGTCACAGGACGTATGACACACAGCAGTCCTAACATGGCTCAAGTGCCTGCCGTAGGAGCACCCTATGGCTACGAATGTCGTGCCTGTTGGATTGTGCCAGAAGGTCACAAGCTCGTCGGTGTGGACGCTTCAGGGCTAGAACTTAGGATGCTTGCATCATTCATGAACGACAAGGAGTATACTAATGAAATCCTTAACGGAGACATTCATACAACAAATCAGCGAAATGCAGGATTGTCTACACGATCTCAGGCAAAAACATTTATATACGCCTTCCTATACGGAGCAGGAGACGCTAAAATCGGCTCTATTGTGGATGGCAGTCAGAGGACTGGAGCGAGACTTAGACAACGCTTTCTCGACAATACTCCCGCACTTGCAGAGCTTAGAGAAAAAGTCTCCCTCGCCTCTCAACGAGGATACCTCAGAGGACTGGACGGACGATGCCTTCACATCAGAAGCGAACATTCTGCCCTGAATACACTCCTTCAGTCTGCCGGGGCAGTCGTTATGAAGAAAGCTCTAGCAATCTTCACAGAATATGCTCCTAAGTGGAATCTGACGTACAAGCTCTTGGGGTCAATCCACGATGAATACCAGATAGAGGCACCTGAGAAACACGCTGACAAAGTTGGTTGGCTGATGGTTGAGTCCATCAAGGCCGCAGGGATAGCATTGGATCTCAAGTGTCCTCTTGATGGTGAATATAAAGTTGGAAATAATTGGGCAGAGACCCATTAATGTGTTATACTATTAGAATAGTAACAGGAGAACGATATGACTCAGATTTACACTTTAGAAGATTTTGAAGAGCGTTTGTCAGAACTAGCGATAGGGACTGAAGACGTACAACAACTCATGGACTTTGTTAGTCGCTTAGAGGCTCGCTATCGATGGCAGTCCAGACGAGTTGAAACTGCGGCTGTACTTTTAGGCCACAATATGATCGACGAGGCCTTAATGGAAGAAGATAATGGATAAATCAATTTACACACTAGTAGATGACATCTACGCCCTGATGGAGAACCGTAATACTCCTAAGGACGTAGACGTTGATGCGGAGATTGAACGCTTTGGTGAGGCTATGAAAGACCTCATGAAGAAAGAGTTCAAGCCATCCATGCGTGATGGTCGCAAGCTCCGCTTGTCTGCCATTGGTAAGGATGATCGTCAGCTTTGGTACTCTGCGAACAAATACTCGCAAGAGAAGATGAAGCCTCATAACTACATTAAGTTCATGTACGGGCATATGATTGAAGAACTGATTCTGTTCTTGACTCGTATGGCAGGACATACCGTAGAAGACGAACAGAAACTTTGTGAGGTTGAGGGTGTCAAGGGCTCTATGGATGCCCGTATTGATGGTCGACTGGTTGACGTGAAGTCAACTTCAACCTACGGCTTCAAGAAGTTCAAGGACGCTACGCTTGCTTTTGACGACCCCTTTGGCTATGTAGCTCAGCTAAAAGCCTACGCTCACTCTGAGGGTGACACTAAGTACGGATGGATTGCTATTGACAAGCAGAATGGTCACCTGTGTTACCTTGAGTATGATGAGGAAGACACACAGGCTCCGGTTCACTCTGTGATTAGTTATGACATCGCTGAGCGAGTACGCCATGTAAAAAAGGTGGTGGAGCTTCCAGAACCTCCGTCCTTCTGTCACGAGCCCGTGGACGATGGGAAGTCTGGAAACAAAAAGCTCGCTACGGGTTGCTCGTATTGCGGCTACAAGCTCCACTGTTACCCCACCTTAAGAGGATTTATCTATTCTACTGGTGTAAGGTTTTTAACAGAGGTTAAGAATGAACCTAAGGTTCCTGAGTTGCAACTGAAGGAGGTCTAATGTCAGACATCAATCCAAAAACAAAGAAGAAGTTTTATTACAAAGACAACCCTGAGGCAGTCCGTAATCGTGATGCAAATCGTATGTACGTCAACGGAAAGGAGGTGTCTAAAAAACACCCACTGCACAAACCCGGTCGTTATCGTATGCTTGATGATGCATGGAGTCATTGTGAGATTGATGAGAAAAGCACTGAAGGAGTAGTCTACATCATTCGCAACAGCGCATGGCCTGAGTGGCAAAAGATTGGTAAAGCCGTGGATGCGGAAGACCGACTCAAGGGCTATCAGACAGGATCACCTAAGCGTAATTATGAGTTAGTACACGCAGAATGGTTCTCTGATCGCCATACTGCAGAGAAAGCAATTCATAGTATGCTTGAGCAACATAAGCATTGCCATGAGCGTCGAGGTGAGTGGTTTAAGTCCTACGACTCCGTAATCAAGGAGGTTATGCGTGAGTACAAAGAAACGCAAGGGCAAGCCTCCTAAGGGCTACGATAGTTGGTTTGAGTATGAGTTGCACACAGGCGTACTCAAGCCGTGCCAGTACCACACTGGTCTGGTTCACTACACACAGGAGAAAGTATACGAACCAGACTTTGCAATAGGGGACTTCCTGATAGAGGCCAAGGGTCGCTTTAGGGACTCTGAAGAAGCACGAAAGTATGTAGACATACGAAAGAGTTTAATATTTGAAGAGTTAGTGTTTGTGTTTTATCACCCAGACACACCAATGCCAAGAGCAAGGAGACGTAATGATGGGACTAAGTTCACAATGGCTGAATGGGCTAACAAGAATGGTTTTAGGTACTACACTGTCGAGACCATTACTGAACTTCTTAAGGAAGCGGAAGTATGCTAACATTTACCGATGTGTGTGACCGCTTGAAACAACAGGACGAGATCAGTGTCCTTGAGGTGCTTGAGATCACCTCAGAGGAACTGGTCGATAGATTTAATGACAAGATTGAAAACAAACTAGATTACTTTTTGGAGGACTTAGAAGATGAGTCGTAGATTTGATAGCGTCTTTGAAGATGAAGATGACAAAGCGTACATGACGTTTGAGTTTCGCAACTGTGGTAAGACTGTCACATTGGATAACAAGTATGATTATGACGTTACTTGGAATGAAATCCTAGAAGATGTCGTACAGTGTCTTGAGGGTTCCTATGGTTACTCTTTTGACATAAAGGACTTCAGTATTTACACAGGTAAGTCCGATGAGTGACCTGAGTGAAATGGCCCGTGAGTATCAACTTGGCGGTAGTCATTATACTGACAAGAAGATACAGCCTTGGGACGCAATGGAATGTTGGATGTCTGAAGAGCAGTTTAAAGGATTTATCTTAGGTAATGTTATCAAATACATGGCACGTTTTCAGGAGAAAGGTGGTAAGTTAGACTTGCAAAAGGCCAAACACTATCTAGACAAACTAATAGAATTGTGGTAAAATAGTAGGTTCGCTCTGGTGATTTTGTCAGAGCAACCACACAAGAAAAATACTGGAGAAGTGAATGACAAACTACCTAGGGATAACGATTGATTATGAAAGAGATAATCGCCTCAGTGACCAAGCAATTAAACTCATGCAGGATTACTATATGCTCGACCATGAGAACTCCCCTCAGGAGGCTTTTGCTCGTGCTAGTGTGGCCTACTGTAGCGGTGATCTCGATCTTGCACAGCGCATCTATGATTACGCTAGCAAAGGGTGGTTCATGTTTGCGAGCCCTGTCCTCAGCAATGCCCCAGAACCGAATGGAAAGATTGGTGGGTTGCCTATTAGTTGTTTCCTTACTTACGTGGGGGACACTCTTGATAGCCTTATTGAACATAATGGTGAAGTAGCATGGCTTTCCGTAAAGGGCGGCGGTGTGGGTGGGCACTGGTCAGACGTGAGAGGGATCAGCGACAAGGCTCCGGGCCCGATCCCATTCATGAAAGTAGTAGACGCTCAGATGACAGCGTACAAACAAGGGAAGACACGGAAGGGAAGCTATGCGGCGTACCTAGACGTAAGCCATCCTGATATTGAGGAGTTTGTCTCCTTCAAAGTACCGACTGGTGGAGACATCAATCGCAAGTGTTTTAATCTTTTTAATGCAGTGAACCTCACTGATGAATTTATGGAGAGTGTAATTAATGACGCAGAATGGAACCTTATCGACCCAAGTACAGGAATTGTTAGAGATACAGTCAAAGCTCGTAAGCTGTGGCAACGAATCCTTGAAGCTCGCTTCAGAACTGGCAGTCCTTACCTTAACTTTATCGACACAGCCAAAAGAGGCTTACCAGAAGCTCAAAGAAAACTTGGATTGTCAATTAATGGCAGTAACCTCTGCAACGAAATCCATCTCGCAACAAGTGAAGAGCGTACAGCAGTCTGTTGCCTCTCCTCAGTCAATCTCGAAAGATACGACGACTGGAAAGCAAGCGGAATGGTTGGAGACCTTATCAGATTCTTGGACAACGTCCTTCAATTCTTTATTGACAACGCACCAGAAGAACTATCAAAAGCTGTCTACTCAGCTTATAGAGAACGCTCAGTCGGTCTTGGAGCAATGGGGTTCCACGGATACCTACAAAGCAAAGGCATAGCATGGGAGTCATGGCAAGCGGCGAGTGAGAACTATGCAATCTTCAAAGACATCAAAGCCCAGTCTCTTGAGGCCACCTACTCGCTCGCTGTGGAGCGTTCTGAATGTCCTGATGGGGTGGGTCATGGTGTTAGAAATATGCATCTGTTGGCTGTTGCTCCTAACGCTAATTCTAGTATCCTATGTGGGTGCTCTGCTAGCATTGAACCACGTATTAGCAACTGCTTTGTCCATCGTACTCGTGCCGGTAGTCATACTGTTCGTAATCCGTACCTTGAGGAACTTCTAGATGAGTATAACCAGAACACCAAGAAGGTATGGCAAAGTATTCTTGAGAATGAAGGCTCTGTACAGCACTTGGAGTTCCTATCGGACGACGAGAAGGCTACATTTAAGACAGCATTTGAATTGGATCAGAACTGGGTCATCGAACACTCCGCCAAAAGACAAGAGTTTATATGTCAAGGGCAGAGTGTTAACGTGTTCTTCCCATCGGGTACTGATAAAGCTATTGTTAATCAGGTACATCTCAAGGCTTGGAAGGAAGGACTTAAAGGATTATATTATCTCCGGACGACTGCAGGTGTTACAGCGGAGAAAGTGGGAACGAAGGTAGACCGCAACGCCCTGAAGGACTTTGAAGACGATGATGTCTGTGTGAGTTGTCAGGGATAGCAACACATATGTAGCTTATATGATACAAAGTGTACACATATGTTGCTTTTATAGTGCATTCGTGTACACTTATAAGCGCATAAAAAAGTTATAACTTGCGTTTATCAGCGCATAAAAATGCATAGATATACTATGCAAAGGAGAAGAACACATGAACCAAGCTAAACTAGCAGAAGCAAGACGCTTGTATCATCATGTGTATCACGGTGGGACTCTAACGTTAGAGGATGTTTCTTTTATGGTAGAAGCACTTGAGGAGGCAGTGTACCTACTCAATCCAACCGATGAAGATATGCAGAAGAAGGCAGGTGTGTATCGGGTTGTGAGTGCGTTGGAGAAGTTGAAGGAGAAGAACACATGAAAGCAGGAACAATTGAAGTCACAGACTGCATTGAACATGAGGATGGCTCTGCAACAATTGTTGTAGATACAGACAAAGAAGCTACCAGACTGCTTGTTGAGGTGGGTCTACGGCGGTTGCTTGAGATGGCTATGAAGAATGAGGAAAACTATGAATTTAAAGAAGCTGTATCTGAAGCTTCTGAAGGCTCATGCGAGACGGAAGCTGAATAAGGCAGAGAAGCTGTTTGCTAAAGTATTACAGGCACAAGTCGAGGAGGGTTATGAAAGAAGAAACAATGAATCTCATAAAGCGTCTGGATCTGATTAAAGACAGTGATCCATTCAATAAACAAATACTGAATGACTGCCACAGGCATTTTAAGACTTTACAAGATGAGATAGACAGGTTACAATATCATAATAACAACCTGATGAATGTCATCTACCAGAATCAAGGAGAATTAGAAAACACATGAGTTTATTAGAAGCGAACGTAACCTACAAACCCTTTAGCTACCCTTGGGCAGTTAAGTATGCAACAGAACACGAAAGGATACATTGGATTGAAGATGAATTGGAATTGCAGACAGATGTCAACCATTGGAAATCCGGGGCACTATCGGAGCAAGAGAAGCACCACATCACCCAGATCCTGCGGTTATTTACGCAAAGTGACGTTGCGGTCGGGACAAACTATCTGGAATATTATATACCCAAGTTTAAGAACAATGAGATCAGGGCAATGCTTACGGCCTTTGCAAGTCGTGAATTTATCCACCAAAGAGCCTACGCCCTCCTAAATGATACCCTAGGGTTACCTGAGGAGGAGTTCACAGCTTTCCTTGAGTATCAGCAAATGTCTGCAAAACTGGAGTTCATGTCCGGATTAGACGTAAATTCTATCAGTGGTACAGCCCTTGCAATTGCACGTTCAGTCTTGAATGAAGGTATGTCGTTGTTCAGTGCTTTTGCAATGCTCTTGAACTACCAGAGATACGGTAAGATGCCGGGGATGTGTACAGTCGTCGAATGGTCTGTACGAGATGAGAGCCAACATGCTGAAGGAATGGCTAAGTTGTTTAGGGAGTTCTGTGATGAACATCCACGAATTGTCAATGATGACTTTAAGAAAGATATCTACGAAATGTTCCGTACTGCAGTCAAACTGGAAGACAAGGTTATTGATCTTGCGTATGAGATGGGTGACTTGGAAGGTTTGTCGGCGGCAGATGTCAAGCAGTACATTCGCTACCTCGCAGACAGACGTTTACTCCAACTTGGTCTCAAGACGAACTGGAAGGTTAAGGAGAATCCTCTGCCGTGGATGGAGGAACTACTAGGTGGATCGTCAATGAGTAACTTCTTTGAGAAGCGAGTGACTGACTACAACGCACATGGTTTGGAAGGAGATGACTGGGGTTGGTAATGTATACTGTTTATTGTGGGCAAAGATATATCGGTAAATATTTAGCAAGGAGTAAACAGGATGCAATTACAAAAGCAACCTCAAGTCAAACAGGTAACGCAAAACATTTGTACAATGCTAGGGAGTCAGTATGATAGCGGCAAGATTTCACCATGTCTTTGGGCTGTCCATTGAAACAGTCCAGAGTCAGCCAGTGTTAGGTTGGAAAGAACAGGAGGAGATTGGGGATGCCCAAGTGTACTTCTTTGATGGGTTTGTGATTAACATCCCCTTTGTTAAAATTATGATCGGGGATGTGTTTGACGTTTTTGAGTAGGTCGTTCGCTCAACTTATGGCTCCTTAGGGAGCCTTTTTTTATTCTATAGTTGAGGCAAACGGATCTTCGTATGTTAAAGGCATACTGAAGGCAGATATGTTTTGAGCTACTGCACCAGTCTCTCGTGCCCTTGAGAGTGCTGAAGGAGTAAGCTGATCCATATCTTGTAATCTCTGAGCCGCATCAGCAAACTCTGCGGCTTGCCCTTGAGCAGGTTCGGGTCTAGCTACTTTCATAGCTTCTTGTGTTCCTTCTCCATACACTCGATCAACTTTCTTTTTAGATGTAAAAGAATAAATGTTGGTCTGCATTGGTGGCGACACAGCAAGCACTTGGGTTGGTAGGCTCTTCTCTAATGCTTTACCTAAGACAGGCACTTTTTCTAAGAAGTCATGTAGGTCTGACATATAGCCTGTAACGTCCCCGTTAGGTTCAACCTTCATCAGTAAGTTAATACCTCCTTCGACCTTACCACGACCACCTTTGCGTTGCTTACGGGCAACCTGAAGGTAAACACCTGTGTCGTCCTTACCTGTATAAACAAACTCAGCATCTTTGCGCTTTTCTTTCTTCTTGACTGCAGACTCTAATGAGTTTAGTGTGTACTCTGGGGCTCCTTTCTTTGGAGTCGGGGAGAACAAATCAAACAGGTGGCCTTTAACTGGCCCTGCGACACCGCCCTTGTCAACCATGTCGAGGAAGTGCGCTCCTGAGACATACGATAGTGGCTTCTTAACAAGGACTCTGGTCTTCTCAGGGTCAATACCCCAGACACGTTCAACGTGCTTCTGTACGAAGTTAGCTTCGCTAGGTAATACTTGGCGACCTGCAGTAGCTCCTTTAGATGCCATCTGCTCGTACCAGTTACCACCTACGACCTCAGTCGGTCTAAAGTATATTTCAGGCGAACTAGGATCAGAAGCGGCTAATACAAATTCTTCAGGAACATCCCTCTTGCCTGCAGTAGCTTCTGCCTGTGTACGAATGTTACCTAACTGCTGTGCTTGTGAGTGGGCAACTTCAATAGACGCTTTTACATCGTTCTGTGCTTTACGGACTTGACTACGATATTGATCGAGGACTTCCTTAGAAGCACCTGCGGGAGGCATATTCTCTTGCAGTGTATTCAGTCTAGCAATCGCCTGATCGACACGACCTTTAGCTTCTTTCAATACCGGGGTGATGCCGTAGTCTCTATACAAGGCACGAGCTTCAGGATTGAAAATACTTTTCGCAACACGAGTTGCACCATCAACACCCCACTTGGCAAACCCAAGACCTTGACGTAGTTTATTCTGTGTTACGTTCTGAAGCTCTGGGTTCTGGATCATCTTAGACCAGTTTTCATCAAAAGGAGCATTCTTATCCCAACCGGGATCGGGAGCAACACGCTGTAGTGCCGCTTCAGTCAATGAGCCGTAGCGGTCTGTACGAGGGCCATAGAAGTTGGGGACAATGACATCGCCAGAGCCTGCCTTAAAGCCACGCATAGCCACATCGTCAGCAGGAGACGCTGTCAGAGCTTTACCTGCACGGCCTAGTCCAGTAATACCAAACAGACCAAAGCCTTCACTTAGGGCTCTGCGGGTGTCTTCTGAGGTGTTCTCTTGAATGTACTGAGGGATTCCGGTCTTAGCTACTTGTTCACCGATGAATTGACCGACACCTAAGTCAGGAGTAACGGCTTCAAATAAACTTTCAATTGGCTTAGCGACACCATAATATCCAGTACCAAGAATGTACTCACCAATATTACGATCTCCGGTCTGAAACTCTTGTTCAACTTTTTGAAGATTCTTGACGTAATCCGAAAATACGGCCATCAGTTACTCTCCTCTTCCAAGGCCAGAGCTTCACGAATCTGGTCAGCAGTCACACCACCGACAGATGCAGTACCAATGTTAGGATTCTGTGATGCTTTCTTGACAGCTTCTACACCACCGGCTTTAGCAATCAACTTCTGTGCCGCCGCAATAGCCTTACGGTCAGCCATGTACTTAGCTCCACCAGTGCCTACGAACAACAGTGCTGTCCAAGGTGCGCTTGCAAGTGTAAACAGGTTGATTGCACCGGCCAGACCTTTCGCACTGAAGTCAAAGCGTCCTAAGGTGTTCATTAGGCGTTGTGAAGCAGTACCGTCAGCCATTGCTTGTAGAACTTGTTTTTCAGAATCAGTGAAATACTTCATCTGACGTTGGTTGTTCAGTAGACTCTGGGCAACCTTACGGTACCCTTCAGTACGCTTACCCACTCTGACATCAACCTTCTCAAACGCCTCTGAAATTGCTTCAGAGTTTTTGTACTTACGGTTAGCCTCACGAGCAATCTGTAATTGTGGGATCTGCCCTTTAGCTAATGAGTCCTCAATCACATCGTCAAACTCATTAATCATTTGGCGTACAATGTACCCGTCAGTCTTGTCTTCAGCGAGTTTAAACAAACGACGACGAACTTGCTCAGAATTACCTAAGGTCATTCCTTTGGTTGTCAGGTCTTGCAATAGCTTCTTGGCCTTGTCTACGGCTGTCGCTGTACCGGGCATAGGTGTGTAGAATGCTTCATCAGCAACTTTAGAAGCCCTTTGAAAGATCTGTTGTGCTTCTCCGGGGCCGATAGCAAAGTTAGTCTGATCGACAGCTTCATAGGCGGCATCTTTGATTGATTTAAGACGATCAAGATCAGGTGCTCGTGATTGTGCTTTGATCTGTTTGTTGAGCTTAGCATTACCAATAAGACTGACAGCTTTCTCCAAAGGAGCACCAATGATAACACCGGCTCCTGCACCAACAAGACCTTCTTCTGTTCGTTGAGCTAGATCACCTTCAGCACTTCCAAATCCATACAGAAAACCACCAGTACCGCCTTTGATCGCTCCACGGAGCATCGGTGCGGCTCTTTCAATATATGCAGGTGCTTTCAAAAGACCTGCAGGAGTCATGACGGCACCAATGAGTTCCTGAGATAATGCAGAACCGGGGTTAGCTTCAGCGTAGGCTTGCATCTCTTGACGAATCACGTCGAGATTCTCTTGATACCCTCTGTCACCAAAGGCTGAACGTAAGGCCGCCTCAGCCTCATCAGCAGTCCCAAAGGACATACCCTGCAAGACATTCCTGATCGTCGCTTTAGCGGCTTCTGGTGCGCTCTCAACACCTGTTTCAGATACTGTTAGTGCATCAGCCATCTCAGGCTCTACATAAGGCTCTTGAGTATACTGGATTTGTGGCTTTGCAGGTTCTTGAGGTTGCTCAGGTGTAACTTGAGTTGTTCTTTCGGCTTCAGCTTTCCGTTTACGTGCTTTAGCCAATGCTAAAACTCTTTGTTGTTCTTTAGTCACAAACACTACCTCCAAAGAGCACGTTCGTCTTCAGTCATAAACTCCCAAGTATCTTGAACTTCTTGAGGGAGACTTGTGATGTCAAAAGTGTCATCTGCAGGCTCCAAAGGCGTGTATGACCCATCAGGGTTACGATTGGCAGTCCTGAATGGAATCAAGTCCCCTAGACCTTCTGCAATCAATTGCTCATCTGTCAAGTCATTAGCAACAGCTTCTACAGCCTTACGGTAGGTGTCTTTGACTTTGTTCAAACTAGCAACCAACTCTGTGTCTTTCATGTTGGGATTCAACGGAGCAATCGAACTCTGAAGTGCATAGAGTTCCTGCAAGGCTACCTGACCAAGAGCACCACCAGTCGGTGATTCATCACGCATCTTCTGTAGTCTGTCGAAACCAATGTTTGCCCTAATGGTTGTCAATTGTTCTGTCAATGCAAGACGACTTGTCTCAGCACTGATGATACCACCTGAGAGTCTCCCAAGTTGCTCAATGAACGCCCCTGATTTACCGGTAGCCCAATTATCTGGATCTTCGGCAATCTCAATGGCAAGATCAATGGACGGAGAAACAACCTGAGTAAACTTTGTTGCCTTACCACGCTTACCGGCCCTTACAGCCTCTTGAGATTGCTGTAGTTCTCGTTCTTGAGGTGATCCCGGAATAGGTTGCATAGAGATTAATGGACGATTGTTTGCATCCGTGTCAACGATTACTTGGTACCCTTGAGGGATTGTGCCAAGTTGTGGTAAATCAGCCCCTGCAATACGGGACACCTTACCGTCACTACCACGTTGATATAGTCCCGGTGCAGTAATGCCTAGCTGATTCTTTTGAGCCTCTGTCAAGATTTCATATGTGGTGTTTGGTTTCCGTTGACGAGCATCAAAAATCGTAGCGGTTTGCTTTGTCTTAGGATCGTAGTTGACTAAGACATCTCCAACTTTAATTGGTTCTTGTGCTTTACGAACAGCCTCAATACCGTCCTTGACATCCATTGCTCCTGAAGCAACTAAGTTACCAACATCAGGATTCGTCTGAGAGATGAAAGATACTGCTTGCTCTCTTGCTTTAGCCTGACGCTCTTTCTCACGTTGTGCTTCAGCACGAACATTGAAGGCTTCAGAAGCGGCAGTAATGTCACCTGAGAGACGCTGAAGTGTTTCCGCAGGTGCTCCGGCTTCCTTAAGACGTGTGTAGGTCTCAGCCATGTTCTGAATGTTGCCCGGTTGGTATTCTCTTCCGATTGCTTCTAGCTGTTCTGCTTTTTGCATTTCTTCTGATGGGCCTCCAAAGAGTCTCGCAAGCCCTAATCCAATCGCCCCTCCTGCCATTTGGTATGGGTCACGACTAGCTTGCTGAAGAAACGCTTGTTGACGCTTTAAATTTTCAGCCGCAACTTGTTGTGGTGATCTCATTCCAAACAAAGAGTAAACTGTATCTTGTTTAGCCATCTTAAAACTCCTGAGCGGCTAGCATTCTTGATTGCTGACTGAATGGGTTTGTATTGTAGCGTGTACCGATCAATGTAGATCCTTTATTGTACAGCGTTGATAACGGAGACGTCCCTCCGCCTATCCCCCCATCATGGCTCCTCCAATTAAAGAACCAAAGAATGATGCATTTTGACCACGTTGTTGTTGTTCTATTTGTGCTTTAGAAGCGTAAGGAGCAAGTTCCATATTAGCCGCACCCAGTGCCGCCGCCGCACGAGCTTGTTCTGCATTGAGACCCATACCCATGAGGGATTGCTCAAGGCCACTAATGCCCATACCTGACTGCAACGCTTGTGCCGCCATTTGTCCTAACTGCGCTTGTTCACCAAAGGCTTGCTGACGTGAACCTGCCGCTAACTGAGCTAATGTCTGTTGTTGTGCTTGTCCTAGTCCTAAAGCGTCTGGCTGAACCATGCCTGAGCCTGCTCCTAAGCCCTGTGACTCGCCTGCAAGACGTAGACCTAGCCTACCCCCGCCAAAGAGTCTGCTTTGGAGTTGTGTGGCTTGTTGTTCAAAAGAAGGCTGAAGTAATGCCGCCTGCTGTTGGTAGATATCTGCCGCACGTTGGCTAGGATCAAAGGAACCAAACTGCTCAAAGAGTCCTTGAGCACCACCTAAAGTGGTTCCTAAGAGTTGCTGATAAGGTTGAGACAATTCTGAATAGAACTGACCATCACCTGTGTATCCTGTTGTACCTGTTCCGGTACGAACGGCGTAAGGATTAAACCTAGCACCCGGAGCCAGTGCTCTAGCTCGTGCTACGGCTTCTCCTGCGGTACCAGAACCGCCCTTGCCGAACAGTCCACTTACTACACTACCCATATCTATATATGCTCCGTTTTACATTGTCGATGCAATTTGCATCTGTTACAAATTTGTATCCTAATTGTTTTACAAACTTTGTGAGTTTAGGATTGTCAACCAGACAGAAAAATGGTTGTCCTGCTATGATATTCAATAATCCGTGTACTTCTTTGAACTCTTTGGCAATCTTAGGTGTCCATTTGTGTACATCTGCGTGAGTCCAAATCTTGTCTTCAAACCACTCGTAATAAATCGTGTATGCAGGTTGTATTGCTACTGGTGTTTTTATCAATTTTAAGATGTCCAAGTAACTTTAATGTAACCATCACCACCTTGTTTGCCGGTCTGTTCACCACCACCTCCGCCACCGCCAGAGCCTAGGTATCCACGACTACTTGAGTTGCCTCCGGGGGCAAACCCACCGCCTCCGCCACCTCCTCCAGAACTACCAGATGAACCATAGCTATTTGCTAAGCCGCCTGCTTGCCCAGTTGTAGCGTTTGATGAGCCTGCAAAACCAAAACTATTAACTGTTTGGTTAACACCTCCTGTAGCAAAAATTGTCCCTGATACTGCTTTTAATCTGTATGAGCCTTTACCACCCGATGCACCATTAGGCGAACGTCCAGATCCACCTGTATTTCCTGTATCTGGATTTTGTAATCTTCCTTCATCATCATATGATTCAGCGGCATTGTAACCGCCTAGACCGCCAAAACCGCCTGCCGCACTAAGTACACTAGATCCATTAACTAATACAGTTGTTGTGCCGCCTGTTGTTCCTGTATTTTCACGAGTATTCTGTTGGTTATAATCTAATGCGCCTCCAGATGTTCCACCTTGAGCAAGCGTAATAGTAAACTCAGCGTTTGATGCTGATTGATTAACATACACAGCACCAGAACCTCCGCCTCCGCCGCCAGAAGCTGAATTACTATTACCGAAACCGCCGCCATTACCGCCGCCTCCACCGCCGCCAATTCCTGAAACAAGAATATTTGTAGCAATGGATGGGGGGTTCCAAGTAAATGTTGATGAACGTGTAGAGGCACTACTGTTGCCCCACTCAACAATATGGGTAAAGTGTGCTTCATCTAATGTAGAAATGTCTGTTAGAGCAACGCTAATGCGTGTTGTGCCTGCAACGTAGTCAGCCATTGCTGATGATCCTGCAAGTCCTTGCGACCCACTAGCAGAGTTCTGTGTCGCACTGCCATCAGCGGCCACTGTAAACAAATATCGTACAGAATAAGTTCCAGTATATGATGCTGTATCGCCAGTATCACCACTTAAACGATACCCCGGAGCTAATATAATTTCCCACGTGCCTGTTGTCCCTTCAGCCTTATCGCCGCTTAAAGGCCCTGCTGACAATATTGCATCGCCATAGGAATCAATCAACTCAGTTACAAACGTATAAAATGTTACCTGACCGTCACCTGTACCTATAATCCAACCTGCTTGAAAAACTTTACGCCATGTGCCTAAATCATTGACATGAACTTCGTCAATCTGTTGCCAAGAACCAGAGTTCTTAACGTAGACCTCTTTAATGTCTCTCCATGTACCGGAGTCGTTTACATTGAGCTTAGTCATTAGCTGTACTTGTACCAAATATCGCCATCAGAACCTCCTGAAGGATCAGAAGTAGACACTGTGCGAGTGCCGAATCCATTTGTTGTAGTATCCATTTTTACTGAAGTAACAGCCCCATCTTCTATTTTGGCTGTAGTTACTGCATCGTCAACAATCTGTGCTGTGTCAATAATATCTGATTGTCCTAGCGCAGACTGTACCATTGCTGTTGTAGCAATCTGTGTTGTACTGGTTGCCGCTGATGCTGTAGGAGCCGCAGGAACACCAGTGAATGTCGGTGAATTAATGTCCGCCTTAGTTGCTACAGCAGTTTCAATGGCCTCAAACTCATCATCGAGTTCTGTACCCTTAACAATCTTTGCGGCATTACCAGTCACTAGAGTGTCTTTACTGGCAAAGTCGGTGAGTTTAGTATAATCAGTCATTAGAAGACCCTACCTTGTTTAATAAATATATCTAGCTTTTGAAGTGATAGTTCTGCACCATCAATATTTGCTTCAAACCCAATCTGAAGTACACTTCCTGTACCGCCTGTCGATGACCGTACAACCTCCACAAGTGTCCCTGTCTGGTACTCTGTTCCGTAATCACTACTACGTGTATAAATTGTTGCTCTCGTGCGAGTACCATCATCTGTTGAATAATAGTATGTGTCAGAATCTAACCAGACTTTCAGAGGTGTATCATATGTTTCATTCTGAGTTGTCTGAAAGTCAACAGTATAGTGATCTGTTGATATAACTACATCATCATTATCTCTAGTTTCAACAGATATCGTAGAGGCTCCTTGAGAACCTGCAACAACGGTATTCGTCAAGCCATACTCAGCAACATTATACTCATCAACGGTCTTAATTGTTAGCTGTGCAGGAAAAGACAAGTAACTGTCTGTGTAGTCAAAGCCTGCTTTAAGAACAAAGTCTTGACCTGAACCACCAATAATTGTTGTTGCAAGACGCTTGAGAATTTTAAATTGACTAGCACTACCAAAGTCAAAGTACGTTGTATAATACTTCATACGGTACTTAGTTGCATTGTCTTGGTAGGTAGCGTAGTCTGCAATACCATTTGCTTGTGAAAAGTACACAGCATTAGGAAGCATTAGCATATTTGTCTGTGTCTGGTTGTCCCAAATGGTTACCCTAAGTGCTCCATTTTGAAGTGGTGCTCTTGTGTCAAAGCAGTAGATACGTTCAAAGGATGGAAACAACAGTAGGTAGAATGCATTGTCTTCTGAGTAGACTGATTTAATATCACCTGATGTTTCTGTCTGTGTAACCTGTACGATATCATCACGTACATTCGCAGACAAATCACGCATTGGTAGAGACTTCTCTTGGATGACTCGCCCAAGGCTTCTTAGGCCATCTTCAGACAAGAAGAAAATATCAAGACCTGTGTTCTGGATGCTGTCTCTTGCAACACATCCGACACGACTAATGACTTCAATCAATCTCATAGTGGCAGGATCAAAAGAAGCACCGCCAGTGTTGTCGTCAAAGATGACAATATTCTGCTTACAGAAGACAATGAACTGACCGTTCTGAGCACCTAACCCTACGATTTCATCAGTGCCTTTAACAAGAATAGAGCTAAGATCAATACTACCTGCAGACCCTGCATTCCATCCTGCACCATCAAGCAAGTCTGAGAAAGATACAGTCATCTTGTCTGTTGTGGTGTCAGCAACCCATAAGCGTCCATAGGCTGACAGTACAGTGTTACCTTGAGGGACAGTACCAGAGTAGCTTGTCTCGTCCTCTACGTCTGTAATCGTATCACCGACAGGATCATACACCATTGGCTTGTAGCCAGACTGAAAGAAGTATGCCTTATCATTTAGCGTAGCACACTGCCAGTTACCAGTGGTAATTGTATTGTCAGTCGTTGGTGTAATTTCAGTCAGTGTACCGACACCTGTGTAAAATGCTGTGTCAGACCATGAGATAATTGTTTCTGATCCCGTGATGTCAACAAACCGATGCATGCCTACAAGGTTGACACCTGTGCTACCACTGGTTAGATAACGCCATCCCTTACGAGACCCTAAGCGTCCAAAGCGGTCAATAATGCAGTTATCAGCAACAAGTGCAAAACCATCCTGAAGGGTTACTGAGGACTCCTGAGTGTTAAGTCCAAAGAACCCCGGTGCGGCAATACTTGCTGACTGTAATGGTTTAGCCATTTAAACTGTCCATTCTAGTTCTTCAGAATGCCGTTGTGCATCCTGAGAAATTGCATCATTCAATACACGGGCGGCTGTTGCATAAGCCGATGTTGATGACATACCTCCGTCTTCACCACGTTCTTCAACAGCTTTAGCATACGCAAGCATTAATACAGGTTGTGAAGGAATTACTAACGTATCTGAATTATTGGTTAAGTCAGTAGTACGTTGAATGATATTAAAGTAAATTGTATATGTGTTATCTGGTTTAGGGTAAAGATCAACTAAAGTGTCTCCATCACTAGAGACACCATTAAAGTTGTAGTAACGAGGAATGCCAGTAGCGGGGGTTTGGTTTAGATAAAACTGGTTAAAGTCATGCTGAGTACGATACTCCATAAAGAAGTTACCGTCATCACTGACAACATCCATGACACTAAAGTTGTTACCAGTGCCATTAAGCTCATAGTTAAAAATACCTGATGATGTTGTAAGCGTTAGAGTATTACGCAAAGCACTCCAGTTCCAAGCATTCTCAACCTCAGCTTTAGCGTCATTCACAAGAACACCAACAAGTTCTGAGTAGGTTGACTCAGACACTGAATTTACTGTACGCTCTCTTAAGCGTTTTAAAACATTATTGACAAGTTCTAAATATGTCATGAGAATACCTTAGTGTATATATGTACTATTATAGCACATTTTGTAGTAAATGTCAAGTCTACCATTTTTTACAAGACCAATAACGTGCTGTTAGCTTACTTGGTGGGCTTGTGTCGCACTTGTGTCGTGCTCTAAAGCTCTTACGTCGAGCAGGTTGATCTTTCTTGATTGTCATGTTAGGGTCACCAAATCGGATTGTTTTGGTTTTATAACCCTCTTTGGCAACCACTACGAACTTCTTAGAGCCACCCGGAGTGCGCTTAGGTTTATTGTAGCCGCTTACACCTGCCCTGGCTAACTTAGGGTCTTTGGACTTAGGCACACTAGCCTCCTTGAATAATGTTGTTTTCTTCAATCAACGACACAAGCATTGTCATTTGTTGCGTAGCAAATGCAGAGATACTGTCACCTTCACGCATCATAATAAAAGAATTGATTGTTCCACCAATTTGAAGAAAATCTTTAGCTGTTACCGTGTAACTTTCAAGGACAGAAAATGTAGAGTCTTGTGCCGCACTGTAATAATCAACCTCTACACTTCCATTAGAGCCACTGGTATTGGTAATGTACATTAGCACCCACTGTGCGCTTTTACCTGTCGGTACAGTGTACACAGTCTGTGGAGTGCCTGTCAGTACAGCACCGTAGGTTTTCTTAATCATTTCTTCTTCTTCGCTGTTCTAGCGGATTTGCGGAAAGCAGACGCTGTTGGAGCACCTTGAGTGCCGGGTTGACGCATACGTTCTTTAGAGCCTCTGGCAATCCGTCTGCGTTTAGCGTGAATGTTAGCGTAGAGTCCTTTAGACATTACTTTTTAGCCTTGCCCAAGCACTTCTTAGCGGCTTTACATTTAGCCTTGCTCTTACAACCTGCACAGGTCTTGAAGGCTTTAGTCGTTTTCTTTTTAGTTGAATACGGCATTACTTTTTCCCTATCATTTCTACAATACCCTTACCCGCTTTAACACCAAAGCTAGCAAGAACAATCACCATGAGAATCTCATGATACCAAGTCGGTAAAGTTGCCAAGGCATCGAAACCCTGCTGTATATGTGTGACCATGCTTGGTATAAAAACAAGAATCAGAGGAATGCTGAACACTATCGTTAGCCACTCGTCCTTCCACGAGTTCTTGGATGCTTCGGCCATGATGCGTTCCCAATCCGCTGTGGACTGTGCCGCTGTTTTCAGTGCGGTGGCTTTGGCTTCTGCGGTGGCCTTGGTTGATTCCGCCTTGGCACTGACCCATGTACCTGCCAAGTTCGTGATAGCTGTGACTAACCCAATCATGAGGCATTTCCTGTTACGTCCGTTTGTATACACACTGCTTCATAGTTTATCTTAGGCTGTGGTGCTGTTGCCATGAAATACTCACGGGCTTCAAAGCACTCACCCATTGTTGCAAATGGGCCTTGAGGATAGACAGCGTAGCCATCAGACTGAATTAGGATTGCAAATAATAACCACATAGGTGACCTACTGTTTACTAAGCCAGTAGAAGATGTATATTACCAAGCCAACGGCTGAGAGAACGCTAACGCCCAAACAGATGCTAATGCAAAGATCAACAATTTGTTTTTTACGTTTAGCTTTTTTGGCTTTCTCAGCTTTCTCTGCGGCTTCACGGCTTTCCTTCA